CGCTCCTCATCCGGGTCAGTGATCTGGATCGGCTTCCCCGACTTGTCCTTCATGCCAGCCGCAGCCAACGTCGCCGTCACCTGACGTTCAGCTGTCGCCCGCGCCATCACCTCGTCAACCAACACCACATAGGCGGCGTTCGCGATCTCCGCCAGCGTCAGCCCGCCACCGCCGCCGACCTGGCCGCCTGCTCCAATCTCTCCCTCGTCTCCCGACCCCCCTGCTGCAACAGCACCAAATCGGGACGGTGCGGCGTCGTCGGCTCCTCCACGGGGCCAGACGACACCTGCGAGGATGAGCCTGCCTGCGAGTTCACCGGTGTTTGCGGCTGCCCAACTGAGGAGTCGGGCCGCCTCTGCGTAGGGCGGTTAGTGACCGCCTCCATCAGCACCTGCGACAGCTCCACCAGATCCTCGGTGTCAACCCAGTTGTCCTCCGCCAACTGCCAGAAGTTGGCGAAGTCGTCAGGCTGCACCACCATCTCGAACAGGTCGCGGATGATCGCCGCAGCCGCAGGGCTGTCTGAGTCCACCGCCCGCGCGGTCGCCATCAAGTTGATCAGCCGCACTTGGTTGATGCCCGACTGCAGCCGGATGTCGGAGCCGTACCACTCGAAAGTGTCAGGCTCCGCCTGCTCCGCCTGCGGGCGCGGTTTCCCGAACTTGCCAATAGACGGCATGCGTTACGCCCTCGCCACGCCGGCCGTATACAGGTTGAACGGCTGTGACGAACCGCTCGGCACCTCGAGGCTCCACTCGAAGGGGATCGACGTGAAGTCGGGTGCTTTCTGGAACGCCATCTCGATCGTGCCCGAGCTGAGCGCCTGCAGCACGACGAGCCGCACCGTGGAGTCCTGCGACTCCCAGCCGATCATCGACCGGACCTCGGCACCGGGGGTCGGCAGCGCGTACGAACTCATTGACGTCGCACCGGAACCGGTGGTCGTGATCGTGCCACCGTTCAACGCGCGCTTCAGGTTCGTCAGGCTGTAGTTCGCCAACGCGAACGACATGGTGCCGGTGCGCTCCGTCGTGGCGTACTTGACGGGGTCGAACAGCTCAGCGACCGACATGGCCTCCACCGACGTCTCGTACGAGAACGTGGAGCCTTCGGTGGTGGCGCCCAGCGGCAGCCACGCGACAGGCCAGGCGTCGGTGAAGACGCTGCCCGCCACAGTGTTCGTGGGGATCGTGCTGCCCAGCGGAGCCCAAAAGAGCCAGCCGGGATCTGAGAGCAGTGTGGGTGTGACAACGGCGGCGGGGGCCATAACGGAGCCTTCCTGGCGGGGTGGGTTGTTACTTGACGGGGATGTTCAGGGACACCGGCGTGACGACCACCGGGTTGATCGGAGCGTTCGACTGCTCGGCGAGTGCGGCGGCGACCTTGTTGCCGGCGGCGGACCCGACCTTCTCGACCAGCCCGTCCGCCTCGTAGCCGTACTTCTTGACGTTCGACGTCGGCACCGGGTCGCCAGGGTTGTACGCGGCGGCGCCGTTGAACGAGATCGGCGCGACAGCGAAGTACACGCCGTACTCGGCGTCCTGCGCCTCGGCGAGCTTCGCCACCTCTTCTTGCGTGGCGACCGGTGCGGGTGCTGACTTCTCAGCCATTGGGTTCTCCTCGTTGTGTGGGGGCGCGCGAAAGTTGCCACGCGAAACCACGTGACAAGCAGGGGAAAAGTGGGGGCTAGATGTGGTCGAGCTGGTCTGCGATTGCGCGCAGAATCGACGCCACCGTGTAGTTGCTGGCGGTGCCTTGGTGGAGGTGTTTCGGTTCGACGGCGATGTGGTAGCGGATCTGCCCGTCAGGTGCGGGCGGCGGGTCGTCGCCTCGCTGGGCGGCGAGTTCGCGTTGCGCCGCAATGACCTCGTCGGTGAGTTGGCGCGGCCTGTTCATGGCTGGCACGTGATGCCAACGGTCACGATGTACCTCTCCCTCGACGTGCCCGGATCAGGCGAGTGAAGCGGGAGTCCGTACGTCCACGACCCGACAACCGTCCCCGGCCCGTACATGCCGCGTAGGTTCCCGCCGACCGAATGCACCGTTCGCGCCAAATCCGACGCCTGCGTTTCAGCTGCGGAACCGGTGCCATCACCCCAGCACTCCACCTGCAAATCAGGCGACCCTGTGTCGGTGACCGACTCACCGCCACCCAACGTGGTGATGCGGATCGCCGGGTAAGTGCCTGACAGGCGGGTGCCGATCCGACCACCGCACAAGTTCGTCACTGCCGGCTGCGACTTCAACGCCGCAATCAGCAACGCCTCAGCGTCAGGCAGAATCGTCATCCCGACACCCTCAGCAGCAACGCCTCACGATGATGCGGCCGGGAACGCGAGTCGGTGTGCAACTCCACATCCCCATCCACCTCATACGTCAGGCCACGCCACAGAATCCGCGACGACGAATCCGCCGCCGTCATCGGCAACAGGAACACCCGCCAACGGGTCGTCACCGTGTCCTGAGCCGACAAGTTCTCCGAACTGGACACCGGCACCACCTCAGCCGGTTCGACCTTCACAGCGGCGTTTTCCCAGTCCACAACCGGGTTGCCGTGCGAGTCCTCAGCCAGATCGCCAGCGGACAGGATCGACACCCTGTCCCGCAGCTTCACCCGACCGCCGGCAACATGAACGGCGCCAGGCGAGGTTCCTTCGACAAATCCGACGCCAACAAAGTCGCCGCATACGTGTCAGTCACCCCACCGATCGAACGGGACACCATCCGCTCAGGGTTCAACACCCTTTGCGCAGCCTGCTCAAGACACACAGCTTTCAGCTCCTCCGGTGCCGTCTCATAGCCGTGCGTGTACGTGATCGTCGACACGCCTAACCAACGACGGCCCCAGCCGTAACCGACACCGCCGAACTGAGACACGACACCGTTCCGCGACCACGTAAAATCCACGCCGTCCGTCAACGGCACGCCGGCGACACTGATCGACACCGCCGTCAACAGCAAAGTCGGCAAAAACACGCACCCACCCGCATGCCACGACAACGTCCCCGACACCGTCTCCTGCGTCACAGACCAACCACACGCCGCACGAATGGCACCCGACGCCGCCGCAAGGGCCTGCGTGGCGACGCCCGTGTCCAGAACGTCGCCACTCCCAGCGTCCGCCTCAGCCTGCGTCGCCGACTGTAAATAGGTGGCAAGCTCGGCGGGAGTGGCGAACGGGTCCATGTCAACCCCGCGGACGAACGCGCGTGTTCAACACGGTCCGCTCAACGGGGGTTTCCCTGTCGATGACCCGCTCCGCGCGCTCGCCGTCACACCACACACGAGCCGTGGCGTTGTCGACCGTCAGCACCGTGCCCGCATCGCCGCGGACCGGACCACGATCGCCAGCGACGCCAACGAGCAGCCTGATCTGCGGCACTCTGGTCAGCCTCGGACCAGGCTGCGCACAGAAGACTCGGCGTTCGACTCAGCCGTCTTTGCGGCTGCGTCGTGCGCCTTCTTCAAGTCCTCGATCGACGGGTCCTGCGGAGTGTCGCCGACTGGGACCTCTGTGACGCCACCATCTTCCTGACCGATCAGCGTCACATCCGCTGTCACCACGCCACGGCGCTCCACATCCACAGCAGACACAGCCTGCTGCGCGAACTGGATCTTCGACGCCTCAACGGCAGCGTCCGCAGAGATGATGACTTCCGGGTTGTGCTGATCGGCTGTGCCGTCGGCGTTGAGTGACAGCATCGCCACCCGGTCGTGGTCGCCCTGATGCGGCAAGCTCTTGTTGGCCTGCTCAACCTTGCTTGCTTCTGCCATGTTGTGCTCTCTCTCGGGTCGTTGTGGGTTGCTCAGGCGGCCGGGTGCTGGTACGCCCGGTAGGCGGCGGTGTTCTGCACGGTGCCGTCAGCGCGGGCGAACCCGAGGAAGGCGGACTGGCCGAAGTCAGCGAAGCGCTCGTTCAGCCGCAGCACAGTGAAGCCGAGCACCTGACGAGCCAGGTACGCAGCGCGGAAGTCGCCAAACAGGATCGACTTCGCAGACGCAGCCGGAACTGGCATGTCGGTGTTGATGACGTAGCCATAGCCAAGCAGCTGATCGGGGACGCCCGCCTGGATCGACGGCTGCCACAGCGGCGCGTTGGTGCTGTCCTTCATCTTGCGGAGCGCCTTGCGAGTCGACGCGTTCATCATGAACTGAGCGTTGCCCTGGTAGGCGGGGTCGATGGAGTCGACGAGGTCGATCAGGTCGTCGTACGTAACCGTGGTCACCTGCCCCGCTGCACCCACCTTGCCTGCGACAGCGCCAGTCACGATGCCCAGCGGCTCGCTGCTGCCCGTGCCTGTCGTGAAGTGCTTGTTCCAGATGCGACCGACGCGCTCAGCGAGCGCACCCCGCAGGAAACCTTCGACGTCGAACGCCGCATCCTGCAGCAGCTCCATTGAAACGCGCACCATCTTCGACGTGTACTTGTATGCGCCGATCTGGGCGGTGCCGAACGCCACATCCTGCTCAGTGACCTGCGTGTTCTCCGCGAGGATGGCACCGACGTTCGCAGTGTCATTGACGGTCGGCCACGAGAACGAAACACCGCTGTCGGTGTTGATGACCTGAACCTCGTTCAGGAGGTTGCTGTAGGTGAGGATCGTCTGCCGCAGGTTTGCGTCGAAGTCAGCCGGCGCGAGGTAGCCGCCCGCAGCCTGCGTCGCAACGCCGAGTGCACGAGCTTCCTGCCAGCCGCCGCGAAGGGCGCGAGCGTCGGCGGTGTCCATCTCCGACAACGGCACGCCGCGCAGATATCCATCGAACGCGCGCGTGTACCGCTCGTTCGACTCGTCTGCTTTCGCCTTCGGGTCCTCGGGGACCGCAAGCGCGGACCGGTCGACGGTGGCGAGCTGACGGGCGCGGTCTTCGTGACGCTCCTGCCGCTCGATGCTCGCACCGAGGCTGTCAAGGTCAACCTCGGCCTTGTCGTACTTGCTGCGCTCCTCAGCGGTCAGGTCGCGGCCCTCGCGCTCGGCGACGTCCATAACCTCCTTCATCTGTTCCCAGACGCCGGCGCGCTGATCGCGGAGCTGCTGCGTGGTAGCCATGTTGTTCCTTTCACGCGCCGGGGACGCGACTTGGTCCCCGACCAGAGAACTCTGGGCAGGGCGGTTAGGGGAGAGGGGTGTTACAGAGAAAGGCGGTGGCGTGCGGCGATCGCACGGTGACGCAGACGGCGCACCTCGCCGACCGAATCGGGGTTGGCCGGCGCGGGTTCTGGCTGCGCCTCAACGACTTCGTTGGGCGACGGTGCGTCGATTGGTGGCAACTCGGTCTGCTCGACCGGGTTCACAGGCTCCGACGGCTCCACAATGGGATGGTTTGCACGCTCGTCGCGCGGGTCGAATCCGCGGTGACGCTTTACCACCTCAGCAGCGGCGTCACGCATCGCACCATCGGTGCCCGCATACGCCGGGTAAGTCACAAGCGACGCGTCATACAAGCGGTCGGCTTTGAGTAGCGTCCGCGTCTCGATGCCGTCGTCGTCCTCCGACCACTTCTCCTCAGCAACGGTGAACGCGAACGACATTTGCGACACATCGCCACGGTTCACACGATTCGCCCACTTCACCGCATCCGGGTCCGTCGGGTCCCACTGAGCGTCCGCGACCAAACCGCGCTTGTCGATTGACAGTTTCATCGTCTTGCCGTTACGGGCAAGCACGATGTTCGGGTCGTGGTTCACAAGGAACGCGGCGTCGTCGTCGAGGACGTCATCGAAGAACCCGGCGTCCAGTTCTTCCCAGAAACCCCACTTCTTCGGGCCGATCCAAGTCCGCTCGTTGAATACAGCGGCGTGACCGGAGAAGTTCAGCGTCGACGTCTCAGCGTCCTTGCGGACCTCTGCGTCGTCCACCTTCATAGCTCGCACTTCACGCATCGACAGGCTCCTCAAGTACGGGCGCCGGTTGAGCCGGCTGCGGGTCAGGCTGACCAAGTTCGCCCATGTTCAGCGGGCGGTAACGGACGTCGCCGTCAGGCACTGGGGGCTGATCCTCCAACTTGCGGATCTCGTTCGTCGAGAACGCACCGATGTTCCACATGGACGTGTAGAACGCCGACCGGGCACCAGAGTCACCGCGCAACAAACCCTCGACGCTGTATCGTGCGTACACGGTCGCAGGACGGATAAGACGTGTCATCCGCTGCTCGACCCGAGTCAGCCACGGCCGCAGGGTGTAAACGACGAACCCCAGACCCTGCTGCTCAATGCCGGTCCCCCAGGACGTCGACCGCTCCATGTCCATCAACATGTGCGGCGGAACCCCGAACATGCGAGCAACCTCAGCGATCTGGAACCGGCGCGACTCGATGAACTGCGCGTCGTCCGGCGGAATTGACATCTGCTGGAACGATGCGCCGTTGTC